GAGAACGACGACTACGACTTCTCGCTCGGCACCAACAGGTTCCTCCACCACAAGCCGACGCTCGACGAGCGCGGCCGCGTGCTCGGCTACTACGCCACCGCGACATTCGCTGACGCGCGCACGCCGGCGTTCACGATCATGTCGGTACATGAGGTCGAAGAGCACCGCGACAAGTTCGCCTCGTCTCGTGATTACAACAGCAAAGAGATCACCGGCCCGTGGGTCGATCACTTCGATGCGATGGCGCGCAAGACCGTCATCCGAGCGCTGCTCAACTATCTGCCCGTCGCTGTCGAGCTGCGCGACGCGATCCACGACGACGCGATCGAAGCCACCTCGACCGAGGTGTCCACCGCCGACTACGGGGCCCGCTTCCAAGTGCCCGAGCTCCCCGAGAACGTCGACGGCGCGACAGGTGAGCTCGACCCGACCACCGTCGTCGAGGCCACCAGCGCTGACGAGCCTGCGGTGGAGTGCGACGGGTCAGCGAACTGTCAGGCGGCCGAGCATGTCGAGGGTTGCTTCGCCGTCACCAACCTGCCGTCGGGCGAACCGGTCGGCGTAGTTCGGGAAGCCACCGGCTCGCCCGACGGCGCCCTCCCACTCGACGACACCAAGAAGGCGAAGCGATGAGCGGCATTGACGAGCAGCTGGCCCGGGCGATCCTCGCCGCGGCGATCGTCGAAGGCCGCAGTGGGGAGCTGCTCGACTGCCTGTTCGAAGGCGGGTCCGCCACGATCGACCGTGATGGCAAGCTCTGCCTCGCGTCCGCTGCCAACCTCAGGGGGATGTGGTCGTGAGCGGCCGTGGCGATCTGCCATCGACCGCCGAGCTCGGCATCGACGCTGAGCTGTGGAACGCGCTGGCGCGCCGCGTGACCAACCGGACCGAACGGCAGGCGCTGTTCTCCGTCCGCGACAAGGCAGTGCGCATAGCGGTGATGGCGCTCGACGCAGCGACCGACGAGTGGCTCGCCGGCTACGAGGCCCGCCGCGCGGCCGCCCCTGATGTGCCCCGGTTCGATCTGCCCGGGACGGGGAGGTTCGCGTGATCACGTTCGACATCATCGGCCAGCCCGCACCGCAGGGCTCGAAGAAGGCCTTCCTCAACCGGCGTACCGGCAAACCCGGCATGAAGGAATCCGCCGGCGCAGGCCTCGTCGCATGGCGCGACGCCGTCTCGCGCCGTGCCCGAGAGATCGCCGAAGAACACGGCTGCCTCGACGGACCCCTGCAACTCATCGTCGTGTTCCGCTTCCCGATGCCGTCGTCACGCACCAAGGCCGAACGGCTCGCCGGCTGCTGCTGGCGCACCTCCACACCCGACTCGTCGAAGGTGCTCCGCTCCCTCGAGGACGGCCTCGTCGACGCCGGCCTGATCGCCGACGACAAGCTCATCGTCGAGCACCTCGTACGCAAGGTCGAGGTCTTCCAGTCGTGGTCCGGGGCGACCGTGACGATCGGGCGGGTCAACCGCCTGCCGGCGATCTCGATGCCGCTCCCCGACGAGCTCGAGCTGTTCGGAGAACCCGCATGATCACCCTCGACGACGACACCGTCGCCGCGATCCGACGATCGATGGCTGAACTGACCGTCCAGATCGACGAGTACATCGCCGCCCGCTACAAGCTCGCCCGGCTGCTCGTCGACTTCGGCATCGAGGATCCAGAACCGGCCGGCAAGATGACGATCACCGTCATGACCGGCACCAGCGGTGGCGGCACAGGGCGACGCACTCCCACTCCACCGCTGACGCCTCCGGTGTCACCGCCGCCCAGCAAGGCGAAGACTGGTAGGTCGCAAGCAAAGACTCGTGCTCGACCGGCGACCTACAGGAAACGGCCGCCGCTCGAGGAAGTCGCCCGCGTCTACAACGAGGCCCGCGCCGCCGGCCGGTCGACGACGCAGGCGCTGATCGACGCGTTCGGAGGCACCGAATCGACAGTGCGGAACTGGCCTGCCGCCGCACGCAACGCCGGGCTCCTCGACACACCAACCCCGAACGCGACAGTCACCAAGATCTCCGACGCACCCAGCGCGCAACCCGCACCGAAGGTGAAGGGCCCGGCACAGCTCGGCGGCCGCCGTCCCACCGTCGACTACCTCGAGGTGGCCAAACTCATCGCCGAGCTGCGCGCCGCCGGCGCCAACGTCCAGGACGGCATCGCCAAGCACTACAAGGTCCCGCCGTCCACGGCGAAGAACTGGATGGCACGCTGCCGCGAGCAAGGCCTCGTCAAGCCGCTCGTCGCCGGCCTGCGTGTCGTCGAGGACAACACGGTCGACGAGACGAAACCTGACGTCGAGTACAACGCGGAAGCCGTCGCCGAGCACTACCGGCAGGCGGTCCGCCAGAACCTGCGACAGGTCCAATACGTCGCCGATCAGCTCAAGATCGACAGGTCGACAGCGATGGAGTGGATCCGCCGCGCCCGAGCCGACGGTGCACTGCCGCCGGCGGCTGAGCCGCAGCTTCCCGAGGACGAACGACGAGCGATGCTCGACTCCTCCAAGCCAGAGACGGTTGCCTGATGGCTGTCGAGCAGATCACCGGGACAGTGTGCGCGGGCTGGACCTACGTCGACGAGCGTGGCGAGGCCTCGTGGCTCATCGTGGTGCGGTCAGACGCCGGCGAATGGATCCAACTCGACGACAGCGGCATCAGCTACGACCAATCCGCAGGCAGGCTACGTGGGTTCATCGACGACTGGATGAACGATGCCGCGATCGACAACGGCGAATCCACACCGTGGCCATGCCCTGACATCGCCGAGGTCTATCGAGCCGCTGCAGACTTCATCGAGCAAGCCGACAGTGAACTCTGGACGGGAGCCGGCTGATGGCGCGGCCCGTCGAATACCCACACGCGCGAGTCACCACCGCCGTGCGCTTCCCACCCGATCTCCACGAGCGCCTCCGACTAGCGGCGCTCGAACGGGACCTATCGATGAACAGGCTCGTCATCGCAGCTGTAAGCGAGCTCCTCGATCGACTGCGCCCAGCGTCCGACTTCCTCACTGACGACGGTCGCCGGGCATCCTGGCCGCCTCCGCCACCACCTCAACCCGACGAGGTGCCGGCGTGAAGCTCACCAACCGACCCCTCCGCGCCGACGCCGGTGTGCTCTCACACGACGGCCGACCGATGGTCTACGCCCACGGCCAGCACGCCGCATACGTCCTCGACAAATGCCGCTGCGACGACTGCCGCACAGCGAACCGTCTCTACGAGAAGCAACGCGCCCAACGCCTTGAACCCCCATACGTGCTCGCCACCGAAGCCCGCGCACACGTCCAATGGCTCGCCTCACAGGGCATCGGCCGCAAACAGATCGCCAAGGTCTCCGGAGTCGCGCACGGCGCCCTGTGCAAGCTCGTGTTCGGCGACAGCCGCCGAGGCTCGCCACCATCGAAACGGATCCGGTGGCGCACCCACGAAGCAATTCTCGCGGTCACACCCGCCGACTGCGGCCAGAACCGGCGAGTGATCCCCGCCGGCCCAACCTGGGTTCTGCTCGACGAGATGACCGCTGCCGGTATCCCCAAGTCGACGATCGCCACGGCGCTCGGCACACACAGGGGCGGCCTGCAGATCAAACGCACCACCATCAGCCCCACCAACCGCGACAAGGTCGCCAACCTTCACTCCCGCTGGCTCGCCGGCGAATGGCGACCCGTACGCCGAGACTCGTGGGGCCACGAAACCCCGTGCCCGCCACCGATGCGCGTCGTCCCGCCGGCGATCGCCAGAGCCGACCGCCTCGAAGCAGACGCTGACCGTCGCCAACTGATCACCGCGCTCGCCGAAGCAGTCGAGATCCGCCTCGAGCGACCATGGCGCCACCTGTCCGCATGCCGAGGCCGGCCGCCGAGGATGTGGTTCCCGCAACGCGGCGACATCGAAACCCACGACGCCGCGGTCCGAATCTGTAAGTCGTGCCCGGTGCGGCGCGACTGCCTGATGGCCAACCTCGACGCCCTCGAAGGCATCTACGGCGGCCTCGGAGCCGGAGCACGGCGTCGCTTGCGTGCCGAGCTCGCAGAGCACCCAGACGCCGGCGTGATGGCACGCGAGCACGGCACCACCCGCGGGTACCGCGACCACCTTCTCGGCGGCGAAGACGCATGCGAACGATGCAAGGCCGCTCAGGCCCTGTACCAGCGCGAGTACCGCGCCCAACGAGGGCAGGTCGCATGAACGACCCCGTGACGAGGCGCGAGCGCTCCCTCGAGGTGGGCGACGTCGAGATCGCCGCGATCCTCCACTACCACTACAACCGCCGCGTGCTCGGCTACTACCGGCTGCGAGACCGCCGCCGCCACCGACCCGTTGAACCCAAGCCACGCCCGACATGGCAGACGTGGAACACCCGCAACATGAGCGACGCCGACGAGCTCGCCCTGATCCTCACCTTCGCCCACGCCGGCCTCGACATCGTCGGAGCTCGCTGATGGCCTGGGTCCGTCTCGACGACGCCTTCCCCGAGCACCCCAAAGTGCTCGCCGCCGGTGACGAGGCCGCCTGGCTGTACGTCTGCGCACTCGCATACTGCAACCGGCACCTCACCGACGGAGCGCTCCCGGCCGCGGCGGTGAAGCGGCTCACGAACCACAAGCGACCGATCTTGCTCGCCATGAGACTGGTCGACGTCGGCCTGTTCGACCGCACCGAAGACGGGTTCCACGTCCACGACTACCTCGACTACCAAAGCTCGAAAGAAGCGGTCGAGGCCGAGCGTGCCGCAGCCCGCGAACGGATGGCGAAGGTACGTGAACGTTCGCAGAGTGTTCGCCCGAACGTTCGCCCGAACATCGCCAAACGTTCGCCTTACCCCAAGACATCCCAACCCATCCATACCGAGAAAACGACTGACGACGACGACTCTGCAGACACCCGGCATCGGTCGTCGTCGTCGGTCGAGCAGATCATCGAAACCACCGCCAAGGCAATCGCTCTCAAGGACCGCGAACGACCAGGTCGAGCGTTCATCGCCGGGATCGCCAAGAACCTCCGCAGCGAACAGACCACCACCGTCAACGACTGCATCACCGCAGGTCTACCGCTACGAGAAGCCGCAATCCGACTAGGTGGCGACCCATGGTTCGTCGACAAAGCACTCAACGGGAGCACACCATGATCGACGTCGACGCACGCAACCTCGCCGAACGCATCACCCGCTCCTGGCGAGGCGGAATCGGGACCGAGATCTGGTACGAAGTCCTCACCGAGCTCGTCCACGGGCCCGCCGAAAGCGCGTTCAAGTCGCTGCGCGACAACGAAGAACACCAACCATCGATCGCGAAGTTCCGCGCGACATATCGCGCGCAATTCGGCACCGCGCGAGAAGAGAAAACAGCGTGCGGATTGTGCGGCGGCGATGGCTGGGAAACCGTCGTTGTCGGCCCCACCGAATTCGACACAGTCGTCGCCCCGTGCCGCTGCCCGAACGGTCGCAACGTCGAAGACGTCCACCGGCGAATCGTCGCAGCCAACCTCGCCGAGCTCGACCGGATCGGCCGACGACCACCCGAGGATTCGACCCGACGGCCCGACTGGCTCACTGGTCGCCCACAACACCAGGAGGCAATGTTCTGATGGCCCCTCACCGTCGCGGCGTCATCAAGCTCAGGGACCGATACACCGCTCGCATCTGGATCGACCGGGAACTGATCGACCTCGGCTCATTCGACACGATCGACGAAGCATCCGCCGCGTACCTCGCAGCGAAGTCGATCCGAGACCCCAAGGCGCTCCCGGCAGTCCCGAACGATCGCGACTTCATCCTGCTCGACGTCCACCTGCTCTGGCAGGCCGCATCCGAGCACCTCGCCGCCGCGCTGAGGTGCAACTCAGACGCCAGTTCAGTTGCACCTCACGCCATACCCGCAACACAACTTTCACCACTCACCAGGAGCACAACATGACCAGCACCGACAAGCTCGGCACCTTCGACGGCCGAGACGTCATCACCACCAGCGTCGCCATCACCAACGCCGGCGACGGCCTCTCCCAAGCACTCGGCATCGACCCACAGATCATGCACATCGGCGACACCGGCGTCGTCGTCCTCGAGTACACCGTCACCAAGATCGGGTTCATCGAAGTCAAAGACACCGACGTCCTCAACCGGGTCCACACGTTGCGTGCCGGCACGGCGGCGATCATCGATCGCGAGCTCGTCGCCGAGGCCCTCGACGCCCAGGCCCTCAAGATCGAACGCGCCAAAGGCGTCGAACGGCTCCCACTCAATGACTCACCAGACGACGAGGGCGACTGATGCTCAACGACACCGAGGATCTCATCGAGCCGAGGACGATCGACGAAGCACGCCTACAGCCGCCGAGGTGCGCGAGGTCATGGACCGATACGAGGCGCTCCTCGACGCGGCGGTCTGAGTGAAGACCAAGGCGCCGACTCTGCCGGTCCCGATGCCGATATGCGATCTGTGCGGCCTCAAGGTCGACGCTCGACTCTGCCAAGCGACCCCGCGCACCCCGGCCGACGTCGAGGCGATCCAAGAGCTGCTCGTCGCTGTTCACAAGAAGCTTGCACACGAACAGGCCGCAACTGTCTGATGAGCCGCGACGGAGACTACGAAACCGAACAGATCGGCATGCGTCTCTACAACCACCTTGCCCCACTCGCCCTCAACGCCATCCGCGAACTCCGGCGCGAAGAAGCCCTCTGCGACGGATACGTCGCCCGCGGCGAAACAGCCGGCCGCGGCAACAACGACCGCTCCACCACAGCAGCCGCATTCGAGAAAGCCGAAGACATCCGGGCCCGACTCCAGCAGCTCTTCGATCTCCGCAACGCCGTCCAACGAGCCGCCGACGAATACGCCCACTTCCTCAAGACCAGACCCGAAGAACGCATCCCCGCCAGCGCCGACAAGCCACGATGCCACGACGGCCAAGTCGCACTCGGCACCGCCAGAGACTGGTCCGACGACATCGACTGCCGCGAGCTCGGCGACAAACGAGGCCTCTGCCCACGCCACTACATGCGCTGGTACCGATGGAAAGTCGACAACGAACACGACGTCACCCACCTCTTCGAGCCGAGCGCATGACCACGATCGGTAACCCCCTGAAACGGCAGCATGCGTGCACCGTCGCGTCGAGCGTGGTTATATTGCCAGTAGTTGTCCACAGGTGTCGCTGATGAGCAATCGCTTCACCCCGCTGTTCAAGCAGGCGATCGGCAACTACGTCTCATACGTGCAGCTGGTCCTCGAGCTCCAGGACTGGCGCATTACCCTCCTCGCCGCCTACCCCGACGGCGATGCAGCCGCCTCGATGAAGTGCGTATACGGGCAGCGCCTCGGCGAGCTCGCCCTCTGCAGAGACTTCTTCGAGTTCGAACCCGATCGGCAACGCCACTACATCGTGCACGAACTCACCCACATCCTGACCGACGGGTGTGACAACGTCATCGAGAACGGCCTCGACGAGATCCTCGGCAAACCAGCATGGGTCGTCCTCCGAGAAGCGTGGCGCGTGCAAGTCGAGTACCTGACCGATCAACTGACCTATGTGATCGTCGACCTGATGACCGAGATCCCCCGCCACGATCGCCTCTGGGAAAACGTCCTACGTGCCGAACGCGACGAGCTCCCACTTCCCGATCCGGCCACCGGCGTAGAACTGGCAGCACCATGACGAGGCACGTCTGTCCCTGCATCGGCTGCGAAGCGCACACCGGCTCGTGCCCCACCATCGTCGACAAAGGCCGCTGCCCAGCCTGCCGCGCCGTGCGACGCCAACAACGTGGAACCACCACCGAACAAGGCCTCGGCTGGCAACACCAACAACGCCGAGCACACCTCATCCAGCAAGCCATCGGCACCAACTGCCCCGACTGCGGTGACCTGATGACAGACCCAACACGCATGGTCGCCGACCACAGCACACCACGATCAATCGACCCCACCAGCGTGGCCGACCGAGTCCACTGCCGACCATGCTCCGACCGACAAGGCGGACAACTCGCCCACCCAGGGGGATCACCCCCACCCCTCACCCAACCTCCTGGGCGTTCAGTAGGCCGCTCGGATGTGCGTGGCAATCAAAGTGGTGTTGAGGGTGGTGTTTGATTGTGCCGTCGGGTGGTCTTCGTCCTGGTGCTGGTCGGCCGCCGGCTGAGCAGTCGCAGGCGAAGGATCGTGCTGCTCGTCGGGTTGCTGCTGGGCGGCCGGCGGTGCTCGACGATGGTGATTGGGTGACGTTGCCTCGTGAGGGTCGTGGTGGGAATCCGCCGGCGTGGCCGTTGTCGAGGGCGTCGGCGCGGGAGTCGGTGTTGTGGCGTCGGCAGTGGAAGCGTCCGCAGGCGTTGCAGTGGGAACGTGCTGGCGATTTGACGGAGCAGGTGGCGATGTACGTCCGCTATCTGGCTGAGGCCGAGGGGCCGAGCGCGACGGTCGGTGTCAGGAATCTGGTCCGCCAGTACGCCGACGGGTTGGGGATCACTCCGGTGGGGATGCGCATGTTGCGCTGGCGGATCGGGCAGGCCCCGAAGGCGGTCCCTGTGGGTGACGTGCCGGGCACGCCGGCGGCGCCTCGACCGGCGTCGGGGTTGTCGCCGAAAGAGCGGTTGAAGTTGGTGCGTGATGGCTCAGGAGGATGACGGCTACGTCGTAGGTTGGCCGACGCTGTGGGTTGTGCCGTCGTGGATCGAGGCGCATTGCATCGTTCCGGACGGGTTCCGCAAGGGTGAGCCGTTCATGATGGCCGACTGGCAGCTGTGGTCGACGGTGAATCACTATCGGGTGAAGCGCGAAGCGGAGTGGGTGCCGGACAATCCGGTGCTCGGTCCGGCGTTCGAGCATTTCCGGTCGTTGATCGTCGGGCCGCAGAAGTCGGGGAAGGGTCCGTGGTCGGCAACGGTGGTTGCCGCCGAGGGTGTGGGCCCGGTGCTGTTCGCCGGTTGGGCCGGTATCGGTGACGGCTACTCGTGCCGGGACCACGGGTGTGGTTGCGGGTGGGAGTATTCGTACGATCCGGGTGAGCCGATGGGCATGCCGTGGCCGACGCCGCTGATCCAGATGACGGCGACGTCGGAGGATCAGGTCGCGAACGTGTACAACCCGTTGAAGGCGATGATCAAGGGTGGTCCGCTCGCCGATCTGATGCGGGTCACCGAAGGGTTCATCGCTCTGCCGAACGCCGGCGAGATCGCCCCGGTGACGTCGTCGGCGAACTCGAGGTTGGGTAACCCGGTGACGTTCGTGCTCAACGACGAGTCGGGGTTGTACACGAAGACGAACAAGTTGCACGGGATGGCCGACACGCAGATGCGTGGCGCTGCCGGCATGGGCGGCCGGACGATGCAGACGACGAACTGTTGGGATCCGTCGGAGCAGTCGACCGCGCAGGAGACGTTCGAGGATCTGACACCGGGAACCTTCATCCACTACCGCAAGCCGCCGGCGAATCTGTCGTATCGCAACAAGGAAGAGCGCCGCAAGATCCACGCGTTCAACTACTCGGGGTCGTGGTGGGTCGATCTCGACTCGATCGAATCGGTCGCAGCGACACTTGTCGCTCGTGACCCGGGCCAGGCCGAGCGGTTCTTCGGGAACCGGATCGTGCCCGGCTCCGGCACCTGGCTCGCCGAAGGGTTGTGGGACCGCCAGGCCCGAAACCACCGGCAGGAAGAGGCAGCGTGAGTCGAGGTCGGCTGCAGGTGTGCGGCGGCTTCGACGGATCAACGACAGGCGACTGGACAGCGATCCGGTTGGAAACAGTCGACGCCTACCAATTCACCCCGACGTACGGGCCCGACGCCCGACCGACCTATTGGAATCCGGCCGAATGGCCGAACCATCGGATCCCGCGCAGCGAAGTGCACGCCGCCGTGCACGAGATCTTCACCCAGTGCGAAGTCGAACGGTTCTATTGCGACCCGCGCGACTGGCAATCGGAGATCGAGGAGTGGGCGCTCGAGTTCGGCGAAGAGCACGTGATCGAGTGGGACACCGGTCGTGGCTCGACACGGATCCCGGTGGTGTTCGCGATGCTCGAACGGTTCGTCACCGATCTGACCACCGGCACGCTGACCCACGACGGCTGCCAGATGACCGGGATCCACATCGCCAACGCCCGCAAGATGGCCAAGCCAGGGGATCGCTACATCCTCGGCAAGCCGTCGGAGGATCAGAAGATCGATCTGGCGATGGCTTCGGCGCTGTGCCACGAGGCCGCCGCGGACGCCCGGGCGGCACGATGGGGCGAAGACGTAGATACACGCATGACCGTCTGGAGGTGAACTTCGTTGGCAACCCCAGACCCGCAGAATGCGCAAGATCTGATCACAACCCTGTCGGCCGAGCTCGCTATCACCCAGGTCGCCGATCAACGCCACGACGCCTACTACGAAGGGACACACCGGCTGCGCCGCTTCGGGATCGCTGTGCCGTCGGACATGCAATACCTCGAGACGATCGTCAACTGGCCGCGGCTGGTGGTCGAGTCGATCGAGGAGCGTTGCGATGTGAAGTCGTTCATCCGTGGCGGCGACGATCTCGCTTCCAAGGATCTGCGTGAGCTGTGGGACGCCAACAATCTCGACAGCGAGTTCCATCTGACGATGCTCGACTCGCTCGTGTTCGGGCGAGGGTTCCTGTCGATCGGCAGCAACGAAGACGACCCCGACCATCCGCTGATCGTCGTCGAGTCACCGATGGAAATGGCCGTGCAGGTCGACCCGCGCCAGCGCCGAGTGACATGCGCGTTGAAGCTGTACGGCGACAACCCCGCCCCAACCGCGGACGGGACGATCGACTGGAGCCTGCAGAGCATCACACCGAAGTACGCGACGCTCTACGAGCCGAACATGACCCGATGGTTCAAACTCGACGGCGACGAGTGGATGGAAACGGACCGCGACGCTCACAACATCGGCCGGGTACCGATCGTGCCGTTCTTCAACCGTCGCCGCTCCGGTCGCTGGATCGGGATCTCCGAGATGGCAGACTCGATCTCGCTCAGCGACGCCGCCTGCCGCACGCTCACCAACCTGCAGGTCGCCTCCGAAACCCATTCGGTGCCGCAACGCTGGGTGCTCGGAATGTCCAAAGGCGATTTCGTCGATCAGAACGGCGACCCGCTCCCAGTGTGGCAGGCCTACTTCGGGGCGATCTGGGGCACCCAGAACAAGGACGCCAAGGTCGGCCAGTTCTCGGCGTCGGATCTCCGCAACTTCCACGAAACCACGATGCACTACGCGGCCCTGGTCGCCGGCCTCTACGGGCTCCCGATGCGCTACATGGGGCAGAACACCGCCAACCCACCATCGGCTGACGGGATCCGCGCCGACGAAGCCCGACTCGTCAAGCGTGCCGAACGCAAGATGTCATCAGCCGGCGACCAGCTCGGCCGGGTGATGGCCTATGCGATGCGGATCCGCGACAAGCAATGGCCCGAAACCGGTGACCGAATCAAGGTCGAATGGTTCGACGCCGCAACCCCGACATATGCGTCGAGGGTCGACGGGATCCAGAAGCTCACCGGCGGCAAAGCGATCCTGTCCCGCGAGGGCGGCTGGGACGAGCTCGGCTGGTCCGACGCCCGCAAGGAACGAGAGAAGGCGTACATCGAAGCCGAAGCCGCCGACCCGCTCCTCAAGCAGCTCGCCACCAGCCTCACGACACCACCGGCCACGCCGGTCCCGAATGCTGCCCCAAGCGGCAGCTGACCACCATCAGGCCCAGACCCGACTCGCCAACACGACCTCCCTCGCCGCGCATCGAGTCTGGGCCCGGATGGGCGACGACTTCGACGCCTCCTGGACCCAGATCGAACGGTCGCTCGTCGCTCTAGTCGTCGCCGGCCAACTCGCCGCAGCGAACCTCGCCGAACCGTACATGGCCGCGGTGCTCGCCGAGACCGCTCAACCCGACCGGCCAGCGGCACTGGTGCGGTCTCGAGGATTCGCCGGCACCGCAGCCGACGGCAGGCCACTCGCCGGGCTGCTGCAAGGCGCAGTGTTCGAAGCCAAGACGGCCCGCACCCAGATGTCAACGATCGATGCGCTCGCCCAGGGTGGCCGCTGGCTCGACATGGTCACACAGACCACGATCGGCGATATCGCCCGATCAGCCGTCACAGTCGGGATCACCGTCCGCCCCGACATCGACGGCTACATCCGCTCGACCGGCGGCAAGGCATGCACGAGATGCCTGGTCCTGTCCGGCAAGTTCTTCCGGTACAACACCGGGTTCGCACGCCACCCGCGCTGCCACTGCATCCACACACCGACGACACGTCACCACGCCGGCGACTTCGTCGAAGCAACACCGCACATCGGATCGGCAGACCTGTCCAACCTCGAGCTCGCCGCCACCTCCACCAGCGGACGACGAATGCCCGAACAGATCGTTGCCAGCACCGACGACCGCGCCGCGGCGATCGCCATGTTGCGCACAGCTGGCTTCGCAGCTTGAAGCCGCAAATTCTCCGGGGCCGCAACGGCACCGGCAAACCCGAAACGGGAGAACACTGCAATGACCGACACCGCAGGAACAGGTACCACGACCACCACCACAGCGCCGCCACCGCCCGCAACGGGAGCAGACGGCACTGGGGGAACCGCGGCACCCGGCGCCAACGACGGGACCGAGACGAAGCCGACCGACACGGTTGAGTTCTGGAAGCAGAAGGCACGCGAAAACGAGAAGCGCGCGAAGGACAACTCCGCCGCCGCCACCGAGCTCGCCGCACTGAAAGCTGCCCAGCAAACCGCCGAGGAACGACTCGCCACCGAACGAGATGCTGCCAAGCGTGAGGCCGACGAAGCGCGAGCGGAAACGCTGCGCTACAAGGTCGCCACCAAGTTCAACATCTCCGCCGACGACGCGGAGACGTTCCTCACCGGTACCGACGAAGACACGCTCACGAAGCAGGCCGAACGGCTCGCTGCGTTAGCGAAGTCGGCCGACTCGACGTCACCCGCCCCGCGCCCAGACCTCACCCAAGGTGGCCGGCCCGCCAGTGGTCAAACGAACCCCGCGCAGGAGTTCGGCAAATTCATCGCCGCGCAGCTCGACAAAGGCTGAGCGGTCCAACCCGTAAAGGAACCGATCCACCATGCCCGTCGCACTCAGCGCCGTCAACGCAACACTCCTCCCAGCCACCGTCTCGGCGCCGATCTTCGCGAAGGCGACCGAGCAATCCGCAGTTCAGCAGCTGGCCCGCAAGGTCCCGCTGTCTGTCAATGCCAACACCGCGATCCCGGTGTCGATGGATGTTCCCATCGCAGACTGGGTCGCTGAGGGCGGCGTCAAGCCTGCCGCCCAGGTCGGCGTCGGTGTGAAGATCATGACCGGCAAGAAGGTCGCCCTCCTCGTCCCTGTGTCAGAAGAGGTCGCCAACACCAACCCGGCCGGCCTGTACGACCTGATGCAACAGGACCTGCCGACCGCGATCGCCCGCGCGTTCGACTACGCCGCGATCAACGGCAAGTCGCTGCGCACCGGTGCCGCCGGCCCGTTCCCCGACTTCCTGGCGATGGCAACATCGACCCAGCCTCTCGGCACCACGACACAGGCCAACGGTGGCATCTACGCTGACATCGTCACCGCGGCTGGCAAGGTCGTCGACAAGAACTACGACGTGACCGGCATCGCCGCCGACCCACGCCTCAAGGTCGACGCCCAGCTCGCAGTCGACACCCAGGGCCGGCCGATCTTCCAGGACTCCAACTCGGCAGCCGGCAGCGCCGACGGTGGCACCCTCGCCGGGTACCCGGTGTTCTTCAACAAGGGAGTCTCCGGACGGTACTGGCGTGCAGGCGACCAGGTGCAGCTGGTGACGATCAACGGTGTCCCGACCGGTGGCACGTTCGTGCTGTCGTCCGGTGGCAACTCCACAACCCTCGCCTTCAACGCTGCGGCCGCAACCACAGTGCAGTCGGCGATCCAGGCGTGGGGCGGCATCTACAGCGGCGTGACCGTGACCGGCGCCGCAGGTGGCCCGTACACCATCACGTTCCCGGCGGTCGCCCCGAACGTTGCTGCAGCTGCGGCACCGTTCACCGTCGACCAGCGGCTCCTCACCGGTGGCACCGCAGCCACCTCGAAGGCGACCATCGCAGCATCCGGCGCCGGCGGCGTCGACTCGCTGCTGCGCGGCGTGATCGGTGACTACAGCCAGGCCGCGTACGGCGTCGGCATGGACATCAGCCTGCGCATTTCCAAGGAGGCGTCGTACTTCGACGGCACCACCTGGCACTCCGCGTTCCAGGAGAACCTCGTGCTGCTGCTCGTCGAGGCCTATTACGGCTTCGTGATGGGCTCACCGGACGCGTTCGCGCTGCTGACCAAGGGCACCGCCGCCTTCTAGCCCAGTCGAAACCAACGGGTTTCGACACGAGGAAAATGTGAGAGGAGCGCCAGATGGACAGTCCCGCAACCACAACGGACGTCGCTGCCCGCTGGCGCCCTCTCACAACCTCCGAAGAACTCAAAGCGTCGGTACTGCTCGACGACTCGTGGGAGCTCATCCAGCTCCGCAACCCGACCGTCCCTGGCCGGATCACCGCGGCGACGCTGTCGGCTGGTCTGGTCGTGATGGTGCAGTGCGCGATGGTGATCCGCGTTCTGCGCAACCCCGACGGTAAACGGCAAGAACAGATCGAGGACTACTCGTACCAGCGTGAGACCGGTGACACCGGCATGCTGTACATCACCGACGACGAGCTCGATCTGCTCGCCGAGGTCACGTCGGCATCGGAGGCGTTCACGATCCGTCCGTGGCATGACCCGGCGATCGTGATCGAGAACCCGTTGGACGCCTGGTCGTGAGCGTCGAAGAAGCGATGATGGCCGGCCGCCAGCTGGCGGTCACGCTCCTCGTCGACGTCGGCACGATCAACCGGCCAGGCACCGGGCCCGGGAGCATCGACCCCGTCACCGGCGACTGGACACCACCCACTTCGACTTCCGTGTACAGCGGCCCGTGCCGGGTGCGCCGACCGGACGCCCTGTCGGAACAGTTCGTGTTCGGTGACATCTCCACGACCGTGTCGCGGTTCACCGTCGACCTCCCGCATGACTGTCCTCTGGTCGCGGTCGGTGACGTGTTCACGCTGACCACCACCGTCGACCCGGAGATCGCCGGCGTCGCGATGCGGGTCGTGTCGATCGTCGCCAAGTCGGTGCTCATGTACCGCCAACTCGGACTGGAGATCGTCGAATGACCACCGCCAACATCATCTTCGACACCTCCGAACTCAACGACCTCGACAAGCTGCTCACCACCGCCGCCGGCCGGGTCGACAAGGTCCGCTCCGCCGGTCTCGCTCGAGCTGCCGAATCGGTACGCGACCAGGCCGCCGCGACGGTGCGCAGCTACCCGCACGCCACCGGCGCCCTCGCCAACGACCTCCACGTCGCCGGCACCCCGTTGACCAAGACCGTCGGGTCGACGTTGCGTGAAGCGTTCTTCCTCGAGTTCGGATCACCGACGACCGGTGGCCCACGCCCGTTCCTCACCGGCCCGGCCCGCACTGAGATCACCCACCTCCTCGAGGAGCTCGGCAAGGCCGGGATGCCCGGATGAGCTATCGGGGTCGGCTGGTCACCGAATCGATCATCAGCGTGCTCGAGGTGGCCACGCTCCGCGTCGGCGACGGGGAGAAGCCGGCGAACAGCGGATGGCAGGGCACACCAGGCCAGTCAACATTCCGCGGCTACGTCGTCGTACACCCGGTCGGCGCGTTCAACATCGACGGCACCCTCGACCAACCCTCCGACGACGTTTGGCCGCTCGCCCAGGTGACCTCATACGGCGCCACACGAGCCCAATGTGAAGAGATCGCCGACGACGCCCGTGCAGCGATGCTGACCGGTGCGTTCGTCGTCGCCGGCCGCAGCCTCGGCCGCTGGAGCATCGACCTGGTCGGTGTCGTCGTACGAACCGACGACATCCAACCATCGATCTACATGGCACCCGACCGGTACACGGTCTTCACCACACCAACCTGAAAGAAGGTCTCCGATGGCCCTACTCGCAAAGCAGGCGGCGTCAATCGTCGGCCTCAACCCGCTCACCATGAACGCTGCCAACGCTGGCGGCGACACCGTCCTGGTCGACCGTCCGAACGTCTATCTGCTGGTCCGCAACGCCGACGCCACCAGCAAGACGGTGACGATCGTCGACCCGCGAACCACCTACGGCCAAGCGAACCCGGACATCCCGGTGATCATCACCACCCTCAACTTCGCCGTCATCGGCCCGATCCCGATCGACTTCGCCGACGCCAACGGCCTCGTCGCCATCAACTACTCGGCTGTCACCTCTGTGACCGTCGGCGTGTTCACGGGCTGAGGTCGTCATGGACATCGACACCGTCACCATCCACCAAGTCATTGACGGCATCCCCCGCGAGGAGGAGGTGCCCGAATCTACTGTCGAGGGTTGGGAAGCGCACGGCTGGATCCGTGGCCCGTTTCCGCGCGACGCCAGCGCCGACGACCGGCCACCGAAGGCCGGGAAGGGCTCAGGGTTCGACGCCTGGCTCGACTACGCCGCCAAGCGCGACATCATCCTCGACGTCGGCGCCACCCGCGACGACATCATCGCCGCCGTCGAAGCACTCGACCCGCCACCGATCGACGTCGCCGCCGGCGACACCGAAACCCCCCCGCTCGGGGAGACCACCACAAACCCTGAGGAGGGCTGATCATGGCCAGGAAAGTCTATGAGAACAACTACAAGGTGTACTGGCTCACGTCGTGCGCCAACATCCAATCGCCAACCACCGCAGAGATCGCCGCCGGCAAGTACATCGGTGCGTTCCTCACCAAGGACGGCGCCGCGCTGAACACTGGCCAGAACGCTGTCGACACCGCCGGCATCGACAGCCTGTGGGACACGCAGATCGGCGGGTCGACCCAGATGTCGCCCGAGTTCAAGCTGTTCCGCGACGGCACGTCTGAGACCAACGGCTGGGACCTGATCGTCCAGGGCACCCAAGGTTTCGTGCTGATCTCGACGTTCGGTACGCCGATCGCCGGTTCGAAGGCGATCGTCATCCCGGCCGAGATGGGTATCGCCAAGCCGGCGAACTCGGCGGCCAACACGGCGCAGACGTTCACGGTGTCGTTCTTCATGACGGCCCAGCCGGCACAGAAGGCCGTCGTCGTCTGATGACAACCATTGACGATCTTCTCGCGGAGATCACCGTCCGCGAGAAGACAGTCAAGATCCTGTTGCGCCAGGACCTGCTCGACGAACACGCCCGCCGTGACGCCGAGCTCGTCGCGACGCTCAACGCCGACACCGAAGAGAACCGGGACCCACTCGGCCCCGACCTCGCGAAAAAGCTCGTCGAGTTCGAAGCGGAGATCGAAGCTGCGAAACGACCGTTCCGGTTCCGGGCGATCGGCAAGAAGGCGTGGGCCGACCTGCTCGCACACCATCCGCCCACAAGGGATCAGACGACAGCCAACCCGCGCCTCGACCACAACCCGGTGACCTTCCCGATCGCTGCGATTGCCGCGTCGTGTGTCGATCCGCAGATGACGGTCGAGCAGGTTTCAAAGCTCGAGGAGCGACTCAATCTTGCCCAGTTCGAAATGCTGTGGGCAGGCTGCCTCGATGCCAACGTGGGAGGTGGTGTCGACGCCCCAAAATCGCTAGTCGCTGGTCCGATAGCCCGAGCGAAATTCGAATTAGAGCGTTCTGTTTCGGGGATGGACGATCCATCCCTCGATCGGTCTTCCTCGGTCGGGTAGTCGCCCCGGGTGAACCGGAGTGGCTTCCCGAAGATACTGAGGCGGCGCTCGAATGGGTTGAGTACCAGCGGTCGCTGTGCAGCGGTTGCGGCCGGCCACGGCGGGAGTCGTTCGACGAGGACGGACCCGAGTACACGGCTGAGGCGTGGTGCTGTTTCGCCTGTCAGGCCCGCGATCAGAAGGCGCTCGAGTGGAGCGAAGAGCCGCCGGCGGATCGTGCTGGCATCTACTTCGTGGTGACCGAAAGAGGTGAGGAACCGTGAGCGAACAGGGATTCACGGTTCGACTGTCGGCCAGGGTCGACGGCTACCTCGCTGCGATGGAGGCAGCCAAGAAGGCCACCAAAGACGTCGGTGATAGTGGTGTCAACCTCGACCGGCTCGGCGGCAAGATGCAGGACACCGGCATCACGCTGTCGAAGAGCGTGACCCTGCCGTTGATCGCTGCGGGTGGTGTGGCGATCAAGATGTCGTCGGACTTCGAATCGGCGTTCGCGCGCATGTCCGGTCTCGCCGGCGTCGAAGCGGACGAGGTCGACGGGCTCAAGAAGGCCGTCCTCGATCTCGCCGGCGAAACCGCGCAGTCACCACAGAAGCTCGCCGACGCCCTCTACGAGGCGTCATCGGCAGGGCTCGACACCGCCGGCGCGATGGAAGCCGTGCGGGTCGCAGCCAAGGGTGCTGCGGTCGGCATGGGCGACGCCCAAGACATCGTCGGACTCGTCGCGTCGGCGACAGCCGCGTACGGCAAAGAGAACATCACCGCGGCCAAGGCCACCGACATCCTCACAGCGTCGATCAAGGCCGGGCGCGCCGACCCCGAAGAGCTCGCCGGGTCGCTCGGTCGGATCCTGCCGATCGCCTCGCAGCTGGGGATCTCGTTCGACCAGGTCGGTGGCGCCACCGCGTTCCTCTCCAACATCATGGGCAACACCGCCCAGACCGTCACCGCGCTGCAGGGATTCTTCGTGCAGCTGCTGTCACCAACCGAGCAGGGCAAGCAGGCGCTGCTCGACATGGGCACCTCCGTCGACGAGCTCCACGCCGCCATCGACGAGAAGGGCTTGATGGGCGCACTCGACCTGCTGCGATCGAAAGGGTTTGGCGCCAACCAGGAGGCATTGCGCAACCTGTTCCCCGACGTCCAAGCCTTCCAGGGCGCGCTCGCTCTGGTCAACGACACCAGCGGGTCACTGAACTCGACCCTCGACGCGACGAAGAACTCGACCGGCGAGCTCGACTCGGCGTTCGCCGGCGCCGCCGACACAGCCGGGTTCAAGATGAAGCAGGCGTGGGCCGATCTGCAGGTCGCCCTGATCAAGGCCGGCGACATCATCATGCCGATCGCGTCCGGCATCGCGGAAGGCATCGCCAAGATGGCCTCCGTGTTCTCCGACCTGCCGGGGCCCGTGCAGAAGATCATCGTCGGGTTCATCGGCTTGGCCGCCGCCGCCGGCCCCGTGTTGATGATCGCCGGCACGATGGTGAAGAACTTCAACCTGGTCAAGACGACACTCACCGATATGAGCGGCGCGGCCAGCAAAGCCAGCATCGCTCTCGGAGCGATCGGTGCGATCGTCGGTCTCGCGACCGCCCTGTACGCCGAGAACACGAAACACAAGCAGGCCCTCACCGACGCCACCAACAACTTCGCCGACGCACTCCAGCGTGAAGCTGACGGGCAACAGGACGCCGTGCGGGCCCAGATCGCAACGATGCTGTCGAACAAGGACATGATCGCCACCGCGAAAGAGTTCGGGCTCACCGTCGACGACATGGCCGATGTGATCTCCGGCAAGCAGGTGCCTGCGTTCGACAAGATGAAGGCCTCGCTCGGCGGTGCCGTGAACGACTACAAAGCCGCGACCGATTCGAGCGATGCGCTGCGCCAACGGGGCCAGCATCTCGCCACCGATCTCGACACCCTGACCACGGCGCTGTCCGACGCCAAGGATCAGGCCGCGCTTGCCGCAAAAGTCAACGACGAGCTCGGTGTCTCGACCGGGCGGTCCTCAGAGCAGATCGCCGCCCAGACGGAGAACTTCAACAAGCAGCTCGGGATCTCCAGCGGGGTCGCCTCAGGCATCGACGGCATCACGACCTCGACCGATGACTTGAAAGCAGCTCAAGAAGAGGCGACTCGCAAGAGCGACATCTTCGCCTCGTCGTTGCAGACCCAGATCGACAAGCTGCTCGAGCTGTACCCCAAGCAATACGACGCCGTGAAGGCAAAATACGACTACCGCGACGCCGTCACAGACACCTGGGTCAAGCTCAACGATCTCAACACGACGCTCGGGGATCACGCGGCGAAACAGGAAGATGTCGACAACAAAACCCGGTCGGCCCGCGACGCGATCCTCGATCAGGCCGCCAAGTTCGCCACCCTCGACGGTGCCGCTGCCGGGTCCGAAGGCGCGATCCGCCGGCAGATCGAATCGCTCGAGGCGCAACGCGACGCGCTGTCCCCGAGCTCGCCGCTGCGCGCTTTCCTCGACGAGTACATCTCCGATCTGCAGAACATCCCGTCGAACATCTCGACGATCCTCGCTCTCCACATCTCACAGGGTCAGGTGACCACGGCCGCCGGCGATACCATCGGTCAGCAAACCGCGAGGCCGGGGCAGGTCATCCATCAAGCGAGTGGCGGGTATGTGTATGGTGGCTCGAACGTGCTGGGCATGCGCGGCGAAATCCCGGGGCCTGCTGGCGACGAGGTGACGTTGCCGATCGGCAACCCGTCCGCATTGACCAGCTGGCTGAAAGACCCCCGTGTCGGCTCACCCATCGCGGCGGCGTTGGGCAGCGGCGGCAGTGCCCCTGCCCCGACGACGACCGTCGTGCAGGGCGACAACATCGTTTACAACTATCGCCACGACATCACCGTTGACGAGTTGAGTCGGGCGCTGGTACTGGCGAGGTTGAACTGATGGCAATCGTCCTCACGTGGCGCGACGCCACCGGAATCCCAACCGTCCTGTCCGAAGCCAACGGTTACAAGGTGTTGCGGCCCACCAAGGGTCTTGGTGTCGCTGCACCGCAGAACACCATCGAGAGCCTGATCGCGTTCGATGGTGCTGCTCTGACGAACCGTCGCCGTGACACCCAGTCGCTGATCGTGCCGATGTTCGTGCGTGACGCGATCCGCGCCCAGGCCAAAATCGAGACCCTCGCTACCCTGCTCGACAACGGGCCCGGTCAGCTCGAGTACGCCGACGGCGTCAATACCCGCTATCTCAAGAACGTCATCTATGACGGCGGCTTAGGCGGCGACCTCACGGATGCGCCGGTGTCGACGTGGCGCAAGGTCAACGTCATGCTCCTCGCGCTCGACCCATGGTGGTACGGACCGGCCAACAGTCAGGCACTCGCGGTAGCGACACCGACAGCGTTCGACGCGGCGATCTCGTTCGACTCTGTGCTGCCATTTGACGGCGGCGCCGCGGTCGGTGTCAGCATCGTCGGTGACGCCGAAGCATTCCCGGTGATCACCGTCACCGGGCCGGTTACCACGCTCACGGTCGGCGCAAGTGGGCTGCTGTGGTCCGTTGCTAATCCGCTGCTGGCGTCGGACACGCTGATCGTCGATCACAGGCCCGGCAGTCGTGGCCCGCGTCTCAACGGCGGCCCGGTCGACTGGTCGCTGCTCTCCGAGGCGTCACGGTTGTGGACACTCGCCAAGGGTGTCACGTCGGTGATCTCCGGCACCACCGGTTCGACCGGAGCGACTTCGATCTCGATGGCCTGGGATCCCAGGTATCTCGCCCCATGAGCACCTTCTCGATCGATCTGTGCGTCGGATGGGACCGTGTCGCCGAATGCCTCGACGGCGTCTTCGACGGAGTGGTTCGCAGGCTCGCGACCGGGGAATGGCACCTCACGGGTTCGACTACACCGTTGACGTTCTCCGGCGGCCACACCCTCGCCGACATCGACACCGTCCGCGTGGTACAGGACGCGACGATCGTGTTCGCCGGCTACGTGGCACCGGTCGCCACCGGTGTCGGTGGACTTGAAACAATCGACGGGGCGGCGGGCGAGCAATTCACACTCTCCGGGCCCGACGCCTGGGATGTCCTCGCCTCCCGCGTTGCCTACCCCAACCCGGCGACGCCGCCACCATGGGCAGCCAGCTGGGATACCCGCACCGGGTTCGCGTCGACGGTCGCCGCCGGCTACATCAACGACAACGCCGGATCGACAGCGCTCATCGACCGCCGCATCACCGGCCTGACAGTAATCGACGGCGCAGCGGGAATGTCCAGTTCGTGGTCGGCGCGCCTTCAACCGCTCGACGAGCTCGTTGCGCGCATCTGCCAAGACGGCGGCATCGTCTGCCGGCCGACGGTCGCCTTCGACGGGTCGTTGAGAGTCACCCTCGGACCAGCCCGCGACCGGCGGACAACCACCGTGCTCAACGATCAGGCCGACCTGACCAACATCAAGATCGTCCGCCTCCCACAGAAGGCCACGTTCGTGGTGGCCGGCGGCCAAGGCCAGCTGACCTCACGAACATTTGCCACGTCCGGCACCGCTACCGGGTCGGCGCGCCGCGAGGTGTTCTCCAACCAGTCGTCTCTCGCCACCGCTGCCGAGTTGCAGCAGTCCGCTGACACTACCGTCGCCCTCGGTGCTGCTTCGTTGACGATCAACGCCGAGGTCACCGACAGTGCCGCCGGCCGCGTCCAGTACCTCGTCGACTACGACGTCGGCGACACCATCGCCGTCGAGATCGATCTGGTCCGCTACCCGGTTGTCGTCGAGTCGGTGCGATTCCACATCGCTCCCGAACGTCAGGTGATCCGGCCGGTGTTCGGCAACGCCGCCCCGAACCTTCTCGCCGGGATCGTCCGCGACATCGCCAACTTGCAGTCCCGTTTCGACACCCAGATCGCCTAGGAGACCACTAATGGCAGCGAACTATCCGACCAGCTTCGACACGATGAGCGACCCGGCAGGCAACCTGTCAGGTCCGCCGACGCATTCGTCGATGCACAACCAGATCAACGACGTCATCGAGGCCGTTGAGGCCGAGCTCGGCCTCAACCCGTCGGGCGTGCAGGCCACGATCGCTGCGAGATTCACGGCGATCGCCGACGACGTGCAGGTGTTCACGGCCGGCGGGACGTGGACCAAGCCGACCGGAGCCGTGACGTGCTTCGGCGTCCTCGTCGGCGGCGGTGGCGGCGGCGGCTCGGGGCGCCGCGGGGCTACTGCAACCGTGCGCGGCGGCGGCGGGGGTGGTGGTGGCGGTGAGGTGTTGCAGTTCTCGTTCGCCGCCTCCGTGCTCGGTGCCACCGAGACCATCACGATCGGAGCCGGCAATGCCGGCGGCCCGGCGATCGGCGCCGACAGCACCGACGGCACGGCGGGCACCAGCGGCGGGGCCACGTCGATCGGCGCGAAGCTCGCCGCACGCGGCGGCGGCGGCGGCGGCGCCGGAACAGCCACGGGCGCGACGGGCGGCACGAGCGG